GGTATGGGTTATCATGTATGACTCCCGCACAGGATAGGGGATACATACTGTCAACCACTTATATATATATCAACCACCCTCACAACGGTATTGATAAATAACACTTGCAATATCGCGTATTATTATATACACTCAGACATCATAGTGTATAGGTTTACCCCCGCATACGTTATACTTGTTATACCACACGTTGACATGTTTGTCAACTGATTTCTACTGCAAGGAGTAAGATTTATCGTGGCATCATCAAAAAATAGCTTGACAAATAACATAAAATCCGTACAACTATATAAAGATACGGGAAAACTCTTATTAGAACGCTTCTACTGGTCGTTGAGAACGGGTGAACTGATTGACCCTATAGATCTCCCAACCAGCGACGTATATTACATATGGATAGCCCTTAAGCTTCGCCTATCAGACCCCACTCTCCCATTGGGAAAGGTTGCGGAGTCTCTGTACTTAGAAGGGTACACAAATCGTAATGGCAATCTTATCTACTACTACGATGATGATGACGACGATGATGACGATGAAGAAGAGGAGGGCGTAGATGCGTTCGAGGCGATCATCTGATAAAGAGGCATTTAAGAAGTGGCGACAGCAGCGGCCTTTCTTAGCCCCCATGGAAGTATTAGCGGAGGCGTGGTTTATATGGGGTCCAAAGGTTGCCAATTGGATGTCCAGTGAGATGGGGCCGGAAGGCGAGGAGAGAAATACCCTTGACACTTTGCTTGGGCGTGGTGGTGGAAGAGGAGGAGGAGCAGCGGCTAAGAGAGAGGCGGCTCGGAACCGGGCGGCGGCTCGGGCTGATAAGGTTGAGGCAGCCAATGCAGAGATAAAAAGCGAAGCAGTAGCCCGGGGGAAACTTATACGACAAGCAGAAGCAGCAGCTCTGGCGAAGCTCAAAGCAAAACGACGACAACGCCCATCAGTGAGCCCCTCCCCTTCCCCTTCCCCTTCCCCTTCCCCTTCCCCCTCCTACTCCTTCTCATCGGACCAGGGCGAAGGGACACTGCTGGACACCGGCCATCCACCACAAGAAAGACAACCGCCGCCCCGCTCCCGCACGGAGCCACTGGGTTTATTAGAAAGGGTCCGGTCTGCGTGGGATACAGCAATTTCTCTGCAGCACTTAGAGATAACCGATCATCCCGATGGGAGACCTGATCTACGTAGAGGAGGGCTTGCCTCCCCCACCAGTAAAAAACAGAAAGACCGTGCTAACAGGGTTGCCCAGGAATATAAGAATAGTAAGCGGACAAGAAAAGGTATTATCCAGAAGAAAGAGATGATGACTAATGGTAGAAAAAAGAGAACTAAGCGATAAACAGCAGAAGTTCTTAGACGCGCTGTTTGAGGAAGCCAATGGCAACTTTAGGGCGGCTATGGATACGGCTGGTTACAGCAAAGGTACGAAGCCTATGTTGGTTGTCTCCTCCTTGAGGGAAGAGATAATTGAACTGACCCAGACTTACTTAGCTGCCAACGGCCCCCTCGCTGCCGTAGCAATGACGGGCGTGATTACGGACCCTACTGCTTTGGGCAACCGGGATAGGCTGTCGGCTGCTCGTGAGATCCTCGACAGGACCGGCATCGTGAAAACAGAGAGGGTGTCTGTTCAAACAGATTCGGGTGGCCTATTCATCATGCCCCCTAAGAAGCCCGACAACAACAGCCACGATGATGGGTGACCTACGATGGGTGATGGCGACGGCGGAGGATGGACACCAATTGTAAGGCGATCTCGCCAGATACCGTTTGGATATAAACAAGACCCCGACGACGATAGAGTTCTTCTTCCGATCCACGAACATCTGGATAGACTGGTGGAGGCCAAGGCATATTTAAAGACGTGCAGCTATAGGGAGGTGTCCGCGTGGTTGTCCGTCAAGACGGGTAGGCCTATCACTTTCCAGGCTCTTCACAAATTAATAACCAAGGAGAAGAAACGAACCAATGTCGCAAAGCTCTTCCGATATTATGCCACCAAAGCCAAAGAGTACGCGGAAACGGAAAGGCGTATCCAAGAAGGCATCATCTACGTCCCGGATAGTAAAAAGCCCAATCCTCTCGACACCAGTTGGGCCGACGACATCCTTATCGCCCCCGTCGAAGGGGGAGGTGGGGGAGGAGGAGGATAATAGGCACGTTGTATTTCGACCAAACCCGGGGCCACAAGAGAATTTTCTAACCTCCCCTGAGCGGGAAGTGCTGTACGGAGGGAGCGCGGGCGGAGGGAAAAGTTTTGCTCTTCTGGTTGACCCCCTAAGATTTTGTAGCTACGCCGGGCATTCTGCCTTAATCCTACGAAGGACTAACGATGAACTTAGGGAGCTGATACATAAATCTAGTGAGGTATACCCAAAGGCCTTTCCAGGGGCCAAGTGGTCTGAGCGTAAGTCTCAGTGGACATTTCCTTCGGGCGCGAGAATTTGGCTTACATACTTGGAGCAAGACAAAGATGTGCTTCGATACCAAGGCCAGAGTTTTACGTTTGTGGGGTTTGATGAGCTTACGCAATATCCGACGCCGTTTCCGTGGGACTATCTTAGATCGCGCCTAAGATCCACGGACCCCAACATCCCCGTATATATGCGGGCCACCACTAACCCGGGAGGGCCGGGACATGCGTGGGTTAAAAAGATGTTCATTGATCCTAGCCCATCCAATGCTCCTTTTTGGGCTACAGACATAGAATCCAGTACCGTGCTGAAATACCCGAAGGGGCACAGCAGAGAAGGTAAGCCTCTTTTCAGGCGCTTGTTTATTCCTGCCAGCCTGAAAGATAATCCGTATCTTTTTAATACGGGCGAATATGAGACAATGCTGCTGTCGCTTCCAGAAGTTCAGAGGAAGCAGCTTCTATACGGAAGTTGGGATGTGGCGGAGGGGGCCGCGTTCACGGAGTTCGATAGAAGTATTCACGTAATTGATCCGTATAAGATCCCATCTGGGTGGCGTAAATTTAGAGCATGTGACTACGGGTACGGCTCCTACTCTGCAGTTCTATGGTTTGCAGTGACCCCAGACAATACCTTGGTCATATATAGGGAACTGTACGTAAGTAAGGTGCTGGCCGTAAATTTGGGCCGGGCTATTATGGAAATAGAGAAAGACGACGGCGCTATCTCCTACGCTGTTTTAGACTCTTCGTGTTGGCATAAGAGGGGAGACACGGGCCCTAGCTTGGCGGAACAAATGAACTTAGAGGGGTGCAGATTTCGCCCGTCTGATAGGAGCAGGGGAAGCCGGGTAAGTAGTAAGAACGAGATACACAGGCTCCTACAGGTGGATGAGGACACAGATCTTCCGGGTCTTCAGATATTTAATAATTGCACCAATTTAATATCGCAATTGCCCATACTACCGGTGGATAAGAAGAATCCAGAAGATATTAATACGAACTCAGAAGACCATCTTTACGATGCACTACGGTACGGGGTCCAATCTAGGCCGGTCCATAGGAACCTATTTGATTTTGGGTCACCTACTTCCCCTACTGATTCTTTTAAACCCTCTGACTCTGTTTTCGGATACTGAAAGGTAAGGCATGGCACAAGACGCACACGGCATTGACTCCAACGAGAGTTCCTACATGGACGACTCTGAGGGGGGCTCTGCGGACTCCACCACGAATGCCCTCGCAGATTACGTAAATCAACAGTACAGTAGGGCAGAAGACGCCAGATACGCGGATGAGAACAGTTGGATTAAGGCGTACAAGAATTATCGGGGTACATATAGCGCCGATGTGCAGTTCTTGGAGACTGAGAAGTCGCGAGTATTCGTTAAAGTGACAAAAACTAAGGTGTTAGCGGCCTATAGCCAGATTGTGGACGTTCTACTGGCTAATAATGAGTTTCCTCTCACCATCAACCCCACAGCTTTGCCCGAAGGCGTCGCTGAATCCGTACATTTTGACCCCGCCATGTCCGAGGACGCCGATATTCCAGAAGCTCCGCTGGATTTGGTCGGATATGAGGGCGATGGTAGAATTCTGCCCCCTGGTTCCACCATGGATAGTCTCCTGGCTGAGAGACTGGGCCCCCTAGGGGAAATGTTAGAAGATATCCCCGTTACAGAGGGCCCGGGGATCACGCAGACCTCCATTACGTACCATCCAGCCATGATTGCTGCCAAGATGATGGAGAAACAGATCAAAGACCAGTTAGAGGAGTCTAAAGGGGCCACACATCTGCGGCATTCGGCGTTTGAATGCTCTCTATTTGGTACTGGTGTGGTCAAGGGCCCGTTTGCTACTACGAAAGAGTACGCGAAGTGGGATGAAGAGGGTAATTACACCCCAGTAAAGAAGACCGTTCCAGAAATATCGTATGTGTCGGTGTGGAACTTGTACCCGGACCCCAATGCTTCCACAGTTGATGATTGTGATTACGTCATTGAGCGCCATAAGCTGACTCGCTCCCAATTGAGGGCCCTGAAGAACCGTCCATTCTTCCGTGAGTCCGCTATTGAGGAAGCCCTGGACCTGGGCGAGAACTATGATGTCAAATGGTGGGAGAGCGACCTCCTAGAAACAGCCAATGGCGGGAATGCAAATGACTACGGTGGAAACCGGTTTGAAGCCCTTGAATTCTGGGGGGTCATGGATCGGGAGATTGCGGAAGAGTCTGGCATCGAGATCCCCAGTGAGTATGAGGACGAGGACGAGCTGCATGTAAACGTGTGGGTGTGTAATGGTGAGGTTCTAAGGTTTGTGCTCAACCCCTTCCTGCCCCGCCGCCTACCTTTCGCCGCTGTTCCCTACGAAGTAAACCCGTACTCCTTCTGGGGCATCGGGGTTGGCGAGAATATGGACGATACGCAGACCCTCATGAATGGTTTCATGCGTCTTGCTGTAGATAATGCAGTTCTGTCAGGTAATCTGCTGATTGAAGTGGACGAAACCAACCTAGTACCGGGTCAGGACCTCACCGTGTATCCGGGTAAGGTCTTCCGGCGTCAGGGTGGCGCTCCGGGTCAGGCAATCTTTGGGACCAAGTTCCCTAACGTCTCTGCTGAGAACATGCAGTTGTTCGATAAGGCTCGTGTACTTGCCGACGAGTCTACTGGCATCCCCTCTTTCTCACACGGCCAGACAGGCGTCTCAGGAGTGGGCAGAACCGCCGCTGGCATCTCCATGTTGATGGGCGCAGCCGCTGGTTCTATTAAGACGGTCGTAAAGAACTTCGATGACTATCTGCTACAGCCGTTGGGTGAGGCGATGTTCGCCTTTAACATGCAATTCAATTTCAACGAAAACATTAAGGGGGATCTAGAGATCCGGGCACGGGGCTTAGACAGCCTTATGCAGAATGAAGTGCGCTCTCAGAGGCTCCTGTCGTTCCTGCAGATTACCAGCAACCCTATCCTGGCTCCATATGCAAAATTCCCCTTCATTATACGGGAGATCGCAAAGAGCATGTCCCTAGATCCTAATAAAGTAACCAATACCCCGGAGGAAATGATTCGTCAAGCATACCTGATGCAGCAGATGGCCCCTGAGAGCCCCGCTGGCGGCGTTCCTTCCCCAGGTGACCTGACAGGTGCCGGAGGTGGCAACATAGGCGTCGGTGGCGTCCCTCTGCCAGGAGAGGCGCAGTTCACAGGGGAGGGACAACCCCCCGTAGGCGCACCCCCACCAGCGCCTCCCCCGCAGCCTACCCAGCAGCAGCAGCAGCAAGCACCTATGAATGCGGGTCTGCCCCCGGGTATGTTGCAGTAGCGTGTATGCTACTTATAATAGACAAGAAGCACATAGTTCTATTGCGTGTTTTTTATTATATGCCGGACTACACTAGTATACTTCAGGAGTTTCAGTGGCAGACACTTGATGTTCACCCTTTCTATCCTAGGGTTAACAGATTTCTGAACTACTGGAGGAAGAACATAGATGCAGTTATTGCAGACATTGAAATGAGCAGGATATAAATGGAGTACGTAGATCTGAAGCCTATGGTTACCAGTGGGGAGCCGTATGATAGGTATGAAACATATTTGAAAGAATTGAAGGAGAAGGCACTGCTCAATCTATCTTCTGCAAATGATCTTCAAGAAATATACCGGCACCAGGGGCACATTGCTTGCCTTATCCATCTACTGAGTTTGAAGTCGCGAATACAAGCTGACTCGCGTAAGGACAAATTGTAATGGCCACTCCTCCCATTCCTCTTCCTCGTCCCCTCGAGGGCAGGTCACCTCCTCTTCCGGTCCCTCGCCCAGAAGGACTAGGTCGCCCCCCCTTGACGGCCTTGGATATGTACGACCAGAGACGTAGCGGCCTGACTAGGTTTGCGGATAGTGCGCTAGGTACGTGGACGGAAGCCGATAATAAGTACGGGTGGAAGGTACTGCAATCGTCCCCTTACATGCTACCCACTTCCGTAGCCTTCGGGCTTATTAAAGGCATAGGTAAGATGGGGGGAAATTTTGCTGCTCTCTTCGGTGCCGTACCACAAAAAGAAGTAGACAAATTCTTTGCAGAAGCCGACAAGCAATTCGGTGATTTTAAAGTTTGGGCGATGGGCGACGACGAACGTGGTCGTAAATCATTTGAGATTGCCCAGGGCGCTGGGGAGATTGGGGCTTTCGTAGTGCCCGCTCTAGGATTTGCCCGTATATTGAGTGTGGTTACGGGGGCCAGTCCTCTTCTCGCCACTGCCAGTGCGGACGCCTTTCTTTCTTTTGGGGGCCTATCCCCTGACGATCAGAACATGTTTAATCTTATCAAAGATATATCTGAGAGTGACGATCCTAAAAGTACCAATTTATTAAACGATATTGCTGACCTACTTGCTACGGATAGAGAAGATAACGAATACACCAACCGGGCACGTAACGTGGCGGAAGCCCTGGTATTTTATCTTCCGGCTCAGGAGTCGCTCAGATTCCTAAACAAAGTTCGCGCCTCTTTTGCAAAAGGCAGAGAGACGGAGCAGAAGGTTCGTCAGTTTATCAGCGGTGCGCGGCCTGAGACACAGAAGAAACTCGCCGCACGATTGGAGCCTACTAAAGGTGACCCTGATGCAGTAGGTGTGGACATTGATTCCGCAGAAGCCTCCGTAAAACCTCTGCCTGGAGATGCTGATGAGGCGCTCCTGCAAAAGGCTCAGGACGGAGATGCGAAGGCGCAGCACAATCTTGGTGTGATGTACGACATCGGCGAAGGCGTCACTCAGGATTATGCTGAAGCGG